GGCCTGTTCTGCCGCTGCTCGTTGGTCACCTGCCGCACGTGCTGCGGCAGCTTGTTGATCGTCAGGCACGGCCGCGCGTTGATGGTCTGGCCTTGCACCGACCCTCGTACTGACAGCACATCCGCCGGCCACTGATAATGGTTGTCGGACGAGCCTGCCATAAACCGCAGGTCGTCCAACTGATCTTCTCGCGTGTCGCTGTACGCGGCCACCGCCATTTTGAAGCGACTGCGCATCTGCGACAGCTTATGCGCAGTGTCCTTGTCCGGCGCGCCGCCTACATCCGAGACTTCTGCCGCGCCAATGATGCCTGTCGGGTCGTAGGCCATTATTTCTTCTTAGCGGCTTGCCGTTTGGTGGAGTACGCAATGGCCACAGCCTGTTTTACGGGCTTACCGGCCTTGACTTCAGCCGCTACGTTCTTGCGGAAGGCGGCTTTGCTGGGCGACTTGACGAGTGGCATAGCTATTTCTTCTTGGCTGTTTTAGCGCTTTCTTTGAACGCTTTGGCGGTGGGTGCGCCCGGAGCGCCAGGTTTGCGCATCTTTTCGCCCGATCCGGCTTTGATGCGCTCGCGTTTGGCGTTGATGTTACTGTAAAGACCTGGTTTCATATCAGCACTTCCATCGTTTGAGCGCCGCTTTGGCGCGTTCGCCATCTTTGGCCTTGGCAGCTACCCCGCCCATACGCGCGCAAAATGACGCTTTGCGCCCTTTGTCTGCTTCTGTTTTGGGACTAGGCGCAGGCGCTTTCAGATTGCTTCCTGTGGCTCGGTTGTATTTTTCACGCCCCTTGGCCGTCAGCCCAGCGCCTTTGCTGACGGGCAGCTTCTCGCCGCGTCCGACCGACAGGCTGACAGACTTTTTGGTCATGCGCCCATCCAGCCGGTTGCGCCTGCGGTGCGGTCGCTGTAGTGGCGACGGGGCATGGCTGCGCGGGGTTCGCGGGAGGCGACTGAAAATGCGAACGTCACCGCGATCGCATCGGCGGCGTCAGGAGAAGCTAGACCCCTGGCTTTCATATCCTTCTTGCTCTCCAAGAAGATCGTACCGCTTGAGTCGGGTTTGGTCTTCGGCCCGGTCAGATCCGCCTTCAGTTGCCTGTCTGGCGTAATTGACGCAGTTTTTAACCAGTCCCGCAGCGCACCCCACAGCTCAGCGCGCTTGTTGCCCCACATCACTTGGTTCTTGGCTTTCCAGCCAAAGTTGACCCCACGCACCTTATACCGCTGTTCAACCAGCCGGTCAAGTATGCCATACCCCAACCCACCCTCGTCAATCACCGTCAGCGTCGGTTTGTATTCCTCGATCGCGTCGATGACGTGCCCCACAGTCGTCATCGTATCATCACCCCGGTACCGCTTAATCGCGATGATGTCACGCCCTTGGCGCACCGCGATGACCGTCGAGTCACCGCCCGACCTGGCGGGGTCAATGCCGATCACAATTGGCGCTGTCTCGTCTTTGTGCTTGGGTCGGCCAAACGCCTGATCGACCAGCGCGGGTCCGATGAACTGGTCGTCGCCCGCGCTTGGAAACTCGCCGTACACCTCGACCTTGGCCTGTATCGAGTCTTCGCCGTACTCCGCGATGATCTGCTCGTAGACCTGCTTGTCAGTGTCCTCGACGTCGCGGGCGTCGATGTTCTCTGTTGACCAAAAGTCGCGCTTCGAGTTGAAGCACTCAAAGAAGTAGCCTTGGTTGCGGCGCGGGTTGGAAAAGGCAAACCAGAACCTGTGCGGCGTGTTTTCTGTGAAGAAGCCGGCGGCCACTTGCCAGATCGAGTCTGGGATACCAGACGCCTCATCGAAGATTAGACACACGCCGTCCAGGTTGTGCAGACCGGCGTAAGCGTCCGGGTTCTCTTCCGACCATAGACGCCCCTCGATCGACCAGAAGCGCGTGCCTTTCTTCAAGTCCCGCTCGACGATCTCCGCCAGCCATTTAGCCGGCGCGACCTTGGTTGCGCTGATCTCGAACCAATGGCTGTTGATCATCATCGCCAGCCACTTGGTGATTTCTGACCAGGTAATTGACCGGAGCTGCGCCTCACTGTTAGCCGACACGATTGTCGTCGAGCCAATGCGCGTGGAGAGCATCCACAGCACGAGCCAACTGACTAGCGCGGACTTACCGATCCCTCGGCCTGATGCAACCGCAGACCGCAAGACGTTGTAATCAACCCGCCCACTGTTGTCTTTGATGTGCTGCGTGATCTTCCGCAGCACCTGGCGCTGCCACTTGCGCGGGCCTTTGTAGTTGGCCAGTGGCGTGCCGTGTTGCCCCCACGGGAACGCAAAGTTTACAAACGCTTCCGGGTCGTCTTTGATGCGCGGCTGCCAGAGCCGCGTCATCAAGAGCATTTCATCAGAGGCGTTGTAGATCGGCTGCTGCAAGTGTTGGCTCCAGTCGCTCTGTTACCTGCACGTCGATGACGCGCTGCTCTGCTTTCTCAAGCGCCGATATTACGCTGATCTGCTGCGCTACGTCGATCTGCACTTGTTGCTTAGCTACCCAATCGTGCCGATGGCGCAGGATTTCTAGCGCCGCTTTGGTGTCGCCTGACATAGCTGCGTCCATCATCACAGCCGCAAGCGCCCCTTCTGCGTCAGCGCGCCCCTTCTGTTCTGCCATCTCGGCGATGGGGTCCATCTCGCACAGACGCCGATACTCGGTCGGCAGCATGCCAGCCTTTAACGCCAGCGAGTCACCTTTTAGACCCAACTTGGCAGCCTCATAGATGCGCTGCAAACGCGCCTCGGTCGCCTCTAGTTTGCGCGCGGTAAGCGGCAAGGATTGGAAGGTCATGGCCAGATGATGTGCTGCAAATAGTGTTGCAAATAATTATAGCATTTTGCAAAAAAATTTGTGCGACCCCTCCGTTTTTGACCGGCCCGGTCGCCGGCCCCCACCGGGGGCTCTCTGCCACGCGGCCCCGATCCGTCAGCCGTCAGCCGTCAGCCGTCAGCCGTCAGCCGTGGGCAGTGTGGGGCAGCGCCCCGACAACCGGTAGCCCGCCTACCTTGTGGGCAGTGTGGGGTAGCACCCCACGGATCGAAGGGCGCTCGCCTGGTGCTGCCTGGTGTTGGAAGTGTGGGCAGTGTGGGGTAGCCCAATGCCTGATTGCCTGACGGTTTTGCGTGGGGTACCCCACACTGCCCAGCTGCGGGCGTGGGGCTGCGGGCGCCGAGTGTGGGGTGCCGTGGGGTAGTGCCCCGCCTATTGTTTACCTTACAATTCATATACCTGTATATATATACAGTATAACAAATAACACTTTATATATAACATCTAATACCCCACGCTACCCCACTCGAGGGGCACGTCTACAATCCGCAGCGCCCCGCGCCTCACCCCACTTCACCCTGCAACACGTTGCGTCGCGCTCTGCAACAAGTTTTGCGTGGGGTAGCAGAAAACGGAACAAACTTTAGAGCACCGCTTGACACTGCTACAAATTATGTGGCAAGATGCTGTTCATGCGCTCGCGTGAGCGCGTTAACAACCCAGGAGCAAACAACATGACCAAGCATCAGACCACCACTGTCAACACCACACTCGCGCGCCTGCCGATCCTCGGCGCCGACTATGCCGCGCGCGTGCTGTCCGCGCTCCATCGCTCCGCCATGCGCGCGACGCAACAGCGCGAGATTGCAGCGATCGCAGCTGCGCACGGTCTCACCCGCTCGCCTGACTGGATTGTCTAATCATCAACCCGCGCGCCTACGGGCGCGCTTTCAACCCTCGGAGACTGACACTATGCAATACGCGATCAAATTCGAACCAACCCGCCCAGCGGGCAACTATCGCGACGTTATCCGCCTGCGCCGTCAATGGGCGCTAGTGCGCCGCGCCGGCATCGGGTATGCCGTGCTGAGTCGGTATGCCACCAAAGATTCCGCGTTGCGCGCGCTTGCAACCCTCACCCGTTAACCCTTGGAGATTGACATGCCCGGATTCGTTTTTTATGACGGCCCGTCGATGATCGACGGCGCGCCGATTATCGGTATCGCAGTGCTGCGCTCGGACAATCGCAAGACTGGCGATATGGTTCAGACATATATCCTTCGCGCCGATGCACATCCCGTCGATGCAATTCGCACGGGCGAGGATTCGTCGATCTGTGGCGATTGTATGCACCGCGCACGCATAGTTGAAATCGTCGACAAGCGCGACCGCAAGCGCTTAAAGCGCGTCCGGACGTGCTATGTCAATGTCGGGCAATCCGTCGCGGCAATATTCGGCGCATGGGTTCGCGGCGCGTACCCGCTAATCGATCCGCGCGACGGCGCGCAGCTGATCGCCGACCGCGTGGTACGGATCGGATCGTATGGCGATCCGGCCGCGATACCCGCGCACATCTGGCGCGCCTTGATCGCGCTCGCGGCCGGGCACACTGGATACTCGCATCAATGGCGCCAAGCGCACGCGCAAGAGCTGCGCGATATCGTGATGGCATCGGCCGATAATGCGGCCGATCGCGACATCGCGCGCTCGCTCGGTTGGCGCACGTTTACGGTCCGGACAGCTGATCAGCCCCTAGCAGCTCGCGAGATTGCATGCCCGGCATCGCCCGAAGGTGGAAACCGTCGCCAGTGTATCGATTGCCAAGCATGCGACGGTGCTGGTTCGAATGCCGGCCGCGCATCAGTATCGATTGTTGTTCACGGCGCCATGGCGCGCCATTTTGTGGGAGCCTAAACCATGCCAACCAAGCCTACCTTTCCGATGCGCGTTAGGGGTTCGGACAAAACCGTCGACGTGAAATACGATCGCCTACTCTACACGCGCGGAACCCGTGCGCACATATTCGCGCTTCACCGCGAACAAACCGCGGGTATTCCGGCAAAAGACCGTGAATGGATCGTATCCGATCCGGTGTCCGGATATCGCCTACTGCGCGTCAGTGCACATTACAAGGGCATGCCCGTGTCGTCGGCCGACCTTACGATCGCGCACGCACGCCAGTGCGCGCTCGCCGATATCGACGCGCTCGTCGACCGCGTAGGGCTCGAGAAATTCGAGACTGTTATTGATCGCGCGCACGCGAGCGCGCAAACCGTGGGAGCCTAAACCATGAAAATCCGTATTGTTTATAACCGTCTGCTTGGCGCATGGTTTGTCGTGCGCGGCCCGCATCAAACCCCACTAGGTGGGCCGCACCCTACGCAATCAGCCGCGCTCGCGTGGTGCCGTTCGAGGGGAGCTTGACCATGCCCCAAAACCTTATCGAATGGGTTATTTTCATCGGCGCCGGTATCGCGCTTGGGCTTGTACTCTTTTTTGGACTATCAGCATGAAAAATCTAACCTGGCAAAATATCCGTGCGATCGGCAAGACCGACGGCGCCGGCCGTTGGTATCCCTGCGAGGATATCGTCGAATACTTTGCGACGATCCGCTCGCCGTCACGCGCGTGGCCGCATTCTTACGCGAAAGCTGCGCAGACTGTAAAGTTCGCGCGCTGGCTGATCGTCAATCGACCGACGATCGCCGAGCGCCTTAACATCCTATGATCGCAGCGATCCTAGTCGGTCTGCTAGTCGCGGTGCTGGCCGTCGCGCTCAGACTCTAACCTTTCCCGCAAACAACAAGGGCGCCCGTAGGCGCCCTTTTTTATTTGACGGCGCGCAAAGCGCCACCACCCGGCGGGCGCTCCGACAAGCGCCTCAGTTCCGCTTTGCCAAGCTCCGCAAGATCCGGCGCACAGTACAGATGACGTTTCGTGGGGTGCTCGCGCGAGTGACACATCCCACAATCCAACCATCCGGCCTCGGCCAGCGCGTGGAATAACGCGCTCACGGGCACCCGCGCGCCAGACGGCGCTAACGCGCTCAGGCGCCCGCAAAGCTCTTGCCAGGGTGCAGACACCACACCAGAAGAAAACTCGCCTATGCGGCCCCTAATCAACTCCAGAAGGTAGGATTCCACGGGTGACATGCCCGCCTCGGTCATCATCCGTTTCGCCTCGGTCACCATGGGCGTCGCGCCAGGTTCGAACGCCGAGACATCACGGGCTCGCAGCCACCCGGCCACGGTCTCGCGCCCGCCGGCCATATACCATGCCCAGAGCGCGCTCGATTCCGCTTCGGTCATACGGGGCGCCGACGTCCAGATGACGAACCAGCGTCGATCATCAGACGGGAGCGCGATCGGTATCCGCTCATTAGAGAACGCCACCACCAGCAAACGATTGGCGCTCATGTAGGGCGCCAAATACTTGCGGTTGACGGGCAGCACCTCGGGAGGCGCGGCCAGCAAGGGCTTCAATTGATTCTCAAGCGCGCGCCTATCCTTGGCCTCGGCCTGTCGCAATTCGTTGACCACCAGCACTTCCGACTCGAGCGCATAGCCCCACGATGACGTTACCTCCTCATTGCGCACCAGCGCCACGTTCCCCAAATCCTTGCCGCCGATCGCATACAAAAACGGGGCGAAAAGAGAATCCTTACCGCAGCCAGGCACGCCAGCGAACAAGATACCGTGATTGACCTTGACACGCGGATGCTGGACCTTAAAGGCCAGCACGTTTAACAGATGCTCGCGCTCGCGCGCGTCAGGCACCAGGCGCTCGACGTGCGCCAACCAAGGCGATACGTCACCCGATCGGCCCTCGGGGCGCGCGTCACGCCAGCGGTTGCCAAATGCAAGGCCATCACGGGCGCAGATGATCGTCTCGCCCGCAGCATAGGTCAGCCCCTCCAGCACCTTAGCCCCCATCGCCTGCCGGTTTTCGTCATAACTGATCGACGCCTCAACCCGGCGCTTCTTCGCGCCCGTGGCATGCACCGACCAGCACGTCACATGCCGGTAGAGCGCGTTGAAGGTCTGGCGCGTTAACTCTCGACGCTCGATCAGGTCAAAGTAGCAGTCTCCGTCCGCGACGTAAGCGTACCGTTCAAACCATTCGGCCTTCTCTAGCCGTCCGGCCTCGCGGCGCTCGACCTCGGCCACGACCGCCGCAGCGGCGTCGGGATAATCCTCGGTCGGCGTCAGGCGCGACATGACCTCGGACATGCGCTGCGTCAGAAGCTCGTCGCGTAGGCCAGGCGTGTGACGCGGGCCGCCCTGCTCGGCGACCCATGCGAGGAACCGGGCGCTGTCCCAGTCGCCGCAATGGCCGTGGTAACAGCAATACGCGCGTGTGAGGCCCAGATACCGGCCCTCGGGGTTGCCATCGCTGTGGTCGGCGCTGTTCGGGCAGACGACCCCAGCCCAGCCCTCGGGGTTCGGACGCGACAGCACCAAACCCTGCGCCGACAGCCACGCCAGCACGTCATCAGCCCCATCGTCCGACAGGCGCACGGGCCGCACGCCCGCGCTATCGTCCGGGCCTGGGTCGACACCCAGCGCGGCGCAGAGGTCCGGCAGGCGGTAGACCCGCTCGGGGTGGAACTCGACGAGACGCGCTTGAAAGCCGCCCTTGTCAGGCTTCAGGTTGACCGAGCCCGGCAAGCGGAAGTTGCGGACCGGATTAATCGCGCCAGGGTCCGAATACCCGGCCTCCGCAATCGCGCGGATGGCGGCGCTGTACGCTGCCTTGGTCGGTTGGTCCTCAGGGTCGAAGGCATAGCCCCACTGGAAGCTGCCCGCGCTCGTCTCCATGACCCACGTCGGCGGCACGGGCGAGGTGCGCGGTGCCTTGGTGGGCTCGCCCACGTCGTCCAGCACCATCACCAGCACATAGTCGACATTGGCCGCGCTCGCGGACGGTCGACCCTGCTCGAATCGGTCGATGACAAATGACCCGGTGTTGCCGTACCAGGCGCCCTCACGCACCTTCGATAGGTCCGGCAGCATGGCCGGCCATGACGCCTTCAGCGCGCCATCGGCGTGGTACTGCAATTCGCCGTTCGCGTCACGGCGTGGCTTCTGGCGCACAAATAGTGCGGTTTCGCCCTCGGGCGCCAGACTGATGATAAAATCAACGAAGTTCAACGCTTTCTCCTGTAGTTCAGCGCCCGCCTGCCAGCGGGCGTTTTTATTTGCCGTATCGGGCCATGATCTTGGCCTCAACGGCGAGCGGCAACCCCACCGCCCATGCCGGCGGGGTCACCATGATACGCTCAAGCTCGGTTTTAACCCGTTCAGGATCAGCCGTCTCGATCACGATCTCGTCATGCACATGCGCCACCGTCCGCATGAGTCCGATTGCGTCCAATTGGCGCAGATTAACCCGGAGGATGTCATGGGCACTTGCTTGCGTCACATTCTCGCAGGCGAGCCCGCCCCACAAGTGCGCACGCGGCCATTCGGTCGCGTCAGCCGCAGGCTTCCAGCTTGCCTTCGCATAGGTCAGGTGCTCGCCCTCGAACTTGGCAAACGGATAGCAGAGCACGCGCCCGCTGGGCAGCATGTACCAAAGGTGCTGTTTGTCGTAGACATACGTCACGCGACCGGCGTTGAACTCATGGCCGGGGTGACGCATCGCGCTCATGTACGCGCGCTCAAGGTCTTGCCAGAACATCACGGCCCACGGGTTCGCACGGCGCCAGGCGTCGACGATCCGACGCGCTTGCGCTTCCTCGAACCGCACGCCATAGCCCCGGCCCATCGCAGCGAACGCGCCGGTGCTACCGCCGAACCCGAGCGCCAGCTCTTGCACTTTCCCGACCTGGCGCTGCTCGTCGGTGACGTCCTCATACCGCACGCCATAGGTGGCCGCCGCGTTGACCTTGTACGGGTCGAGGCGCTGGCGAAAGATGTCCAACTTCGCTTCCGCGCCGCATAGCCACGGGTTGACCCGGCCCTCGATCGCGCTCCAGTCAGCGACGACAAACGAATGATCGGCCACCAGCGCGGGGCGCAGCATCGACTTCAGGGCGTCAGTGACCCGCTTTCCGAACCGAGGCACGACAGCGTGGCCTCGAACGAGGGCGTGTCGAAGTTCAGTGGGCTCTTTGGCGGATTTTCGTGGAAAGTTGTGGACCTGCGCGCCATAACTCGCAGCGCGGCCTGTCGCTGCGCCTCCAGCAAAAACAAATGCGCCTCGCACGCGCTGATCTTCATCATCAGCCAGCGCCGCGAGGCGGCCAAACTTTGCAGTTGACGACGCCCAGAGGTCGTCTGCGCATTGGATGACCTCGGCAACAGCGGGCGGTACCTCATCAGGGTTCTCCATCGCAAGCAGGTTCGCTCGCACGGTCTTGTCAATCGAGTCTTTGTCTTTCGAGCGCGCGAGCTTGCGCGCCTCCGGCCCCAGCCGCTCCAGCACCCACTGACGCATCTTAGGTGACCGCACGGACGTCACCGCGCCTTCGGTCAGTTCGACAACGCGCGCCTCGATCTCGACGCGCTCAGCCTCGCTGTAGCGCATAGCGGCGAGGCACAGCTCGACGTCCACCTTGACGCCCCGGTCGTTGATGCGCTCGTTGACGTGGTAGTCGGCCAGCTCTTCAGGCGACAGGTCGCGCAAGCTCTTACTGATCGCGCGCATGGCGCGCACGTCCTGCTTGCAATACTCGAAGAGGTCGGCTAGGTCTTGGGGCGTGTGCTTAAACGGTGGCAGGCAGCACTTGCGCACGAGCGCAGCACCCTTGTGATCCTTCTTCATGCTGGCGCCCGCGAACCGCCCGACGTCCTCAAGGCTACCAGGCGCACAGTTCGACCGCGCTTGCGCCGCGGTGCAGTAGAACTGCTCCAGCGCGGGCTCTGGCAGGTCAAGATCAGGGCAGAGGACGTACCAGAGAATCAGACGCTCGAACGCCGCATTGTGCGCGCGTATCTGGTGCGACAGAATCTCACGAGGAAACGGCTGATCGGGCGTCCAGAGTTCGACCTCGCCGTCGTCGATCGCATAGGCCATGCAGAGCACCTGCGTCGACGGGTGACGAGCGTAGTTGTACGGACCGCGCGCGGGCAGGTCACACTCGCTGCGGGTTTCGAAATCAAGCCAGATCACGGACGGCACTCCATGAAGGCTTCTATGAACGCTTGGGCGACTTGCGGGACGATCGCGTTACCGTAGGCGCGCAAGCGTCCCACTCGGCTGGCAGCCCCATGAGCCAACGGGAATGTGCCGGGTTCAACTGGCCGCCACTTTCCATCGCGGCAGTAGAGCCAGTCAGCATCTCGCCAGAAGCCGTGTAGCGGGCTGGCGTCGTTATCGCCGCCATTCGGCTTACCGTCTCCTTCCCTTCCGCCACCCGCCGCATCGCCGCTTCCGGCGTGCTGCTTAGATGCGCGTCGCCCAGTAGCGGCGTCGGCCAACCCGTTAGTCGGGCCGGCTGCATGCAGTTTACTAACTCCACCGTCCTGCGACTGCTGTCGTTGTTCCCTGCTGCGTTGTAGCCCTTCTGTGCCGGCGTTCCGGCCATCGGAGTTGGCCAGCCCGACAACGCCGTCTGCGTGTTCAGACCGCCGCTGCGCTTCCCGTCCATCTCCCGAATGCCGTTCGTGTCGCTCGTCGCTGGCGTCAGCCAGCCCGTTAGCCACGCCGTTCGGCCCAACAACGCATTGATCGGCACGTTGTCGCATTGCGCTCCGTCCTTCCAATCTCGGGTCGTTGGTGTCGGCCAACCCGTTAGCCAAGTCGTTTTTGGCAGCGAACTTTGCTGCCGACCCGCCGCTTGCGATTGCCCCGCTTTCGCATCTTCGGCGTTCGGCGTCGGCCACCCAATACAATCGCTGTCGGATGTGCGGAGCGCCGACGCCCGCCGCGCACAGATCAGCCGCTGCGCTGGTGTAGCCCGCTCCTTCCAGGTCAGCTTGTACAAGGTCGAGCCACTCAAGGCCATCTTTGCTTGCAACTTGCTCGCCAAAGACGACTGAAGGCCGGCGCTCGCAGATGAGTCGGAAGAAATCGGGCCAAAGGTGCCGTTCGTCATCGAATCCGCTTCGCTTACCAGCGGCGCTGAAGGGTTGGCAAGGGCAGGAGCCGGTCCAGACGGGCTTATCGTCGGGCCATCCTGCGAGGCGCAAGGCGTGGCTCCAGACGCCGATGCCGGCGAAGAAATGACATTGCGCGAAATCTGCGAGGTCCGCAGAATCCACGAGCTGAATAGACCGCTCATCAACTTCCCCTTTTGCGATATGACCCGCCGCAATCAGATTGCGCAGCCATTGCGCCGCATACGGGTCAATCTCGTTGTAGTAGACCATTTGATTTCACCCTAGTGTAGTGGATGCCCGTCTTTCCGGGCTGTCAGCAGACTCACGGTGCGGAGGAGACAGACAGTGGCACCGCGCCTGCTGCCGGTGTTAGACGCCACCGCCGGCTGGGCGTCACCACATCAAGCTGCTGCGCGACGACGACGGCGGGGCTGTTCGTCGGTTGTAGCTTCCGCAACAGGCTCTTCGCCGTCCATCGACACCCACTCGACGATCTCAAAGACCGGCGTGTAGATGCGACCGTACGACTTATGCTGATAGTGATCCTTGCCCAGCGTCACGATCGGCACGGGGCGCTCTGGAT